TTGGTGGGTGTTGATGTTCTAAATCCTGGTATCAACTATAATTGTGGTGAAGATCAACTTGTAATTGAACCTAGTAATGGTGTCAAACTTACATATGATTGTGATACTTTTGGTAGAATTACCAAGGTGAATGTAGAACCAGAGACACCAGCACAGGGACCAGGAGGTTCTGGGGACACTCCAGTTGGAAGAGGATTTACAAGGCAACCAGAAATAAGAATGATTACTAGCACTGGAGTTAACTTCCAAGCAGTTCCAAGATTTGAAGTGGTTAGAGATCCAGTTGATCCTGATATTTTACCAGAGCAAATCATACAGGTAACTGATTTGGTTGGACTGAAACAAACTGGATACATAAATGGTAGACCATATTATGGACAGGTCTTCTACAAAGAAGGAGTTCGTTATGCAGGTGTATATGAAACACCTGGACAACTCATACAAGTATATGATACACTTAAGGAGAGTATTGATGCTGAGGTCACCACACCTCCATCTGCAATTCTCAGACAGGGTACTGACATCTCTAGTAATGATCCAAGACTTAACATTCCTGGAACCACTGACAGTTTATCTTAGGAAATTTAAATGGGAACACCCACCGCACAAAATAAAGTCAATGATAGACTAAATCGCAATGTTGATGCCAACGGCGATGGTGTCATCACCGAGCAGGAAGCCAAAGCCTTTAGTAATCAGGCAAACCCAACAGATAGTGCTAAAAATAACTATACTGGTATTCGTTATGGAAATGACCACGGATCTTGTTCCTTTGGACATATTCATAAACCAGGTGATGTAACTGCTGGAGTATTACTTCAGGCAAAGGATGGAAGGCACACTTTTTTCATGGACAATGATGGACAACGAAAAGGTTGGACATCAACTGTAAGTCCTGGAAACTATCAGGTTAGTTGTGGTGAGGATAATGAGGAAGCACAGGATTCTATGTTTCTTCATGCTAGTAATGGAAACATTGTTGTTCTCGCAACAAACGGAAAACTAAGACTACAAGCAACTGATATTGAATTGGTTGCTGTTGGTGAGGGTGGGTCAAAAGGCAACATCAAAATGGTTGCAACTGAGAATATTAGTATAGATTGCAAAAAACTTGTCGCAAATACGAAAAATTTATATAGAATAGTATCATCTGGATCCGCACAATTAGTCGCAAAATCCCAGATGCAACTCTACTCATCTATTATTCGTGCGGTAACTGATGGGTGTGCGCTTAAGGACTCGAAAAACAACCTTCAAAGAATACAAAAAGGAGAGCAAGAGTAAAAAATGTCATTTCACGTAGACGATTTAGTTATTGGTGGTCAAATGAAAGATGGGGCAGGTATCTGCCCTGCCACTGGTGAGGGTCCTCTGAAAATCAATGGGTCTGGAATGCTTGAAGGCCCAGTTGTCATTGGAAATCCCACAACATTTCCATATCCATATGGAGCACTTAATGTTGGACCATTAACAAATAGTGATGCACCTACACCGGTTGTTCCTGGTGCAATGTGCTATGGAATTAATAATCCATACTCATTCTCTGTGTCTGGACCATCTGCATTGATGGGTAACACTGATGTTGCTGGAAACCTTTCAGCAATGGTTAATGTTCAGGCACAAGGAAATGTAATTTCTAATTGTGGACGGCACATCCTTGCACTGAAGAAAGACCTTCCCTTTGATATGCCACACCCCAATAAAGAGGGGTGGAGACTTCGCCATGTTTGCATCGAAGGTCCAGAGATTGCTGTCTATTGTAGAGGAAAAGTTCCTGCAGATGGAATTATTCATCTACCAACTTTCTGGGATGGACTTGTAAATCCAGAGGATATGTCAATTAGTCTCACCCCAATTGGATGTTGGCAAGAGTTATTTGTAAAAGAAACTCGCTGGGGTAAGCAAGTTGTTGTTGCAAATAATGCTGGTGGTCCTATTAATGCAGACTATTATATTGTTGCACGTAGACTTGATGATGATCTTGTAGTAGAATATGAAGGTGAATCTCATGAAGATTATCCAGGTGGTAACGAAGGATATTCATTCAACTTTGAGCATAACTATGTTGAGGGACTAATTCGAGACATGGTTAGCGAAACTGTTAGCAACATTGGAGAGAAAGAGTAATGGCAGGAGAATTTAATCCAGGAAGTAGACCAGATGGTCCTGATTGCGTAGATAGGAAAGCCTATGGATCACCATCAACTTTAGATCAATACATTACAAAGCAGTATCTTCTTGATGAGGATGACTACCCTGATGATGCATGCCCTAACCGGTATTATTCCAAGGCAAAGATTGATGATTGGGAAGTTACCAATGAAATGACTGGTGCGGGAAGTATCACCATGCAGGGAAATATTTCCTCTAATGGTGGAAGTCATGTTCTCTCAAATAAGAAGAATCTCCCCTTTGATATGCCACACCCCAATAAAGAAGGGTGGCGTCTGAGGCACGTTTGTATTGAGGGTCCAGAGATTGCTGTATATTTTAGAGGAAGAGTAACAAATAAAAAATATATCGATCTACCATTGTATTGGAAGGGATTAGTTGACTGGACATCTATCACAGTTAATCTAACTCCTGTTGGATCTCATCAAGATGTTATTGTCAAGCGTTGGGATGATGAGAGAATTTATTTACAATCAAATGGTGGAATGCCCATTGATTGTTTCTATCATGTCACTGGGCGTCGTGTTGATGATGACCTTGTAGTAGAGTATGAGGGTAACTCTCATGAAGATTATCCTGGTGGTAATGAAGGATATTCATTCAACTTCGAGCATAATTACGTGAAGAACCTGATCCAGGAAACAGTCCGCGAACACCTTGACAAGGACGCCTGACCGTCGTATAATAAGCAGGTAATCAAACGAACCCCATGCAAGACGAGTACCTGACCCGATGCGTTGTTGATCCCGTTGCCCGCAAGTTCTTCTTGTATTCCAACGAGGGTGAAGAGCGTGTCGTAGATTGTGAAACCGTGGATCAGTTCATGGCAGTTCTTGAACTAGTCCGTGACCGTTGTGATGAGGACACACTTGCGTATGCTAACCCCCTCTAACCAAAATTAGCTTTTAATTCCAAAAAAGGTCGAAAAAAAATTCCGGCAAAAAATCACCCTATTACCTTTTTTCATGCTAATTCACCCACAGTCACTATACAAAGAAATCTTGGAATGTTACGAGTATGAGACCAGAAACCCGACAATCTATGGAAATGCTGTTCGCGGCAAAATGGAATTTACCCAAAGCAGCGAGAAACTGCAATCTGACAGACAAGGAGATGAAGATCACGTTTAACGAATATTGCCGTCTTAATCCTCCTACTTGGGAAGGGGAGTGATTTTTTTGGGAGCGTGGCGGAATCGG